GTTTATTGTTTGAGTCTCTTAAGTGAAGCGCAATAACAAAAAGAGGTCTGCAGCCCTAAGCTGCGCCATCTCATCTTGCCACCAACACGAGTTTAGAGAACTCCGAGCAGGTCCTTCTGCTCATCAAAGTCCTGATATTCCATTTTAAGAGGTATATGGAAGTTGAAGTGGTGACTACCACTAATTCAACCCCATATACCCTTCAAATCTGCAAAATATCAGGCCCCAGGACCCCTAAGAGATTAACCTTAGGGATACTATGATCAAGTCAAGACTTGGTTCTGGGATTCATATTGATACTGTGGCATGTAACCACGGCGATTTAGACCGTCGCACCGGTATCTACGTATTAACCCGCATAGACGCGGTCTCCTGTTGAACTACACTGTTAAGTCTCACCTCCCTCCTCACGGAGGCAGTTAAAGCGAGACCAGTCTGTACGAACAATTACAGGAGGGTAGAGTCTTTTTGGTTCGTAAGCCATATCTTCATCCGACATGGGTGGGGCGGAAATTGTCCGCCGGGCCTTACACCAAATACGGTCATTCTTGACCAGGGCACGATGAACCGACTTGTCTTCTAAGAAGGCCTCACATTTATAGAGGTCATCCAAGGGCATTTTCGCCAACAAATTGACAGTCGCTAACTTGTAAAATCTGGACCAATGGTCTTCAAGATCAACTAATTCCCCTTCCATTACAACCTTGCGGAAGTAACATTCCTCTTTCGAGGGTAGGGAGTTCATAACAAGTTCATGCATGCTCCACAGAGCCATATCTTTTGGGAGTACAGGACGCCACTCGGGATCACGAATTTGAAATTTAATGCCGGTCGCTGCACAGCGATCACGTTTAGAAATTTCTCGTGGGTCATCACAAGGTAGTCCGATTCCACCCAGCCATTCTGGAACAAACCAGGGCAAATTAGGGTATCTGTTAAGCTCTACAGCATTATAATATATAAACCTCTCTTTGACTAAGGGCCAAAGAAGGGGGGGACATGTACGTTTAAGTTCACGACATATAACACCCAGTTGGTGAATTCCAACTTGCGGATTGAAACCTTTTTTGGTTCCCGCACCCATTCTCTTCATACCCTTCATCAAACCCAAGTTAACGTACTTGGACTCCTTCCATAGACCACAAGCATCTTTCCGAAAGATGGTGGAATTAATAGTACAGAAGGAGGTTGAAAAGTAGGTTTTACCAATTGAGGATTCCAAACCTGCAAATGCACACACTAACTCCCAACATTCACGGAGTAGTTGTTTAGGACCTCTGAGGAGACAATCGTCGCCATTCACCAAAAGAGGTGCTGGCTTTCCCCGACCATTTCGGGTTACCCTATAAGTAATGGGTTTCGATCTTCCTTCAAGGGAAGCTCCTTCTAGAGCCATCCTGCATAAGGCAGCGTTGGCAATACAAAGAATAGGAAATGAAACTATAGATCCCATAAGTTGACCTTCGGTCTGGATCTTTTCAACATCATCTTCCACGAAAATATGTTTCGTTAGAGCTACTTTCATCAATCTTTTAAGATCCGTCATGTAATTAACTGGTAATCTTTCCAGATCCTTCTTGGGGATATTCTCACCAAGACGGAGCATGATACGGTCACTGATGGTCTCTGAAACCCAGCCATGTAAACGGTTGGTTGACGCAACATAATCGCCTGAGGTTACTTCCTCAGATTCTTTTAGCCCACTCAGGATACGGTTGACATCATCTTCGACAACGTATCGCCCAATCAACTCAAAGACTGGGTGCTTCTTGAGTGTGGACCAAAGCCATTTTTGAATTGGCTTCAGCACTGTGTAGAGGAGAGGTGGTCCTTTAGATATCACTCTAACCTTCAAGGGTTCTGGTAGGCCCACGGCCATAACTAAGGGTCTTTCCTTCTTAGCAAACTCCCAGAGTTTCCAGTATTCCTCCTCCCACATTACCTTCAATGGTGTAGGATCCACAACGATCACTCTTTCTTCGGATGGCGGTTCAATACCAGCCTCGAATTCGCGATCGTAGAGCCTCTGCTCCTGACCCCCCAACACACCAAACAATGGTGCTACCCTTTGAACCAATGGTCGTAGTTCTTCACCAAACATAACACCATCGCCCATTTTCCCGAATGAACAATGCTGATATAGAGCGGCAAGGGATCCTAGATTACTTCTCGAATAAATATAATTAGCCGAGGTACTAGGAAAGAACGGTTCAACAAGATCTTCATAAGAAATGAACTCATGTTCAAAGATCTCATCAACGGTTCGTTGGAGTTCACTAACTAAGTTTTCTTTGTTAATTTCGAAAACTCTAGGACCATGATTGGTCAAAATACGGTTAGTGTCAGTTACCTTTAATGTTTGGAAAGGTCCAAATGTAATTGTCTTAGAAAAAGACACTTTTGGGACCCCGGTGAGCTCACTCACAGTATCGGCCATGGATTTTTTTACCATGGATTCCGGAACATCAGGAGCAGCTTTCTTAAGCTGCTGAGAGGTATCAACGAAAGAATCGAAAGGATTCGCAAAACTTAAGTTTCGAGGATTAACAAGTCGACATTTTAATATATAAGTCGAACACATAGTGTCTACAAATTCTTCATTGGGAAACCCAAATCTGAATTCTAGCTCTTGCTCAAAACGAAAGGCGATCCCGCCCAGGATGGTCCGACAAGACCATAAACCATAATCTCTAGTTAAGAAATCTGGCTTTGGTATATCCTGTTGCTTCTTATAAGCAAAATAGGCGGCAAACTTCCATTTAAAGAATTTTGCCCACGATCCTTCGCCGTGTTCCATCTCCACCTTACAGACCTTTAAAACTGTTTGGTAGAGGAGGTGGTTGGTCATCTGAGACTTAACTGCTGTTGCAGAGTGTTGAACTACACCCGTTTTGACCTTTCGCCACCTCCGAGGCTTCGCTAGTCCGAATAAAAC